ACTAAATAAAAAAGGTAAAAAAATTAAAAAGGCAATGGTAAAACAGTATGGCAAGAAAAAAGGCCAGTCTGTTTTCTATGCTATGGAAAATTCTGGAAAATTAAAAGGTGTCAAAAAAAAGAAAAATACCAGAAATAAATAAAAAAGATTTCCCCTATCCCTTAGTAAGGATTTATTGGGAAGACATTATTGGTGAAACTAATTGGACTGATCTAATTGATATCAAAAAATCTAAAACAGCAATATGCTGTAGTGTTGGATGGCTGATAAATGAAAATTCAACAACAACAGTTGTAATGGCAGATTTTAGTTTTGAAGATAATGGAGATATAAAACAAGGCGGTGGTTATACAACCATACCTACCAAGAATGTTTTAGCAATAAAAAAACTTAAATTATAGGAGACAACATGGAAACTAAATTTGATCCAAAAGCAAAAGTTAAGCAAGGTCAATTAAGTGATGGTCCTGATGGCAAACAGCCAAACAGGGAGCATACTAATATTGACTTTTCTCAACATGCACCTAAAAAGTATCAAGAGTTTGAATATGATCCAGATGTTCCAAGTAAACCTGGAGCAGAGCATGTTCAAGAGTCATTGTTTAAAATGGCTGATGAAAAGGATTACTAATCATGGATGATAATAAGTTAGGAAAACCGAGTGGCTTTATTCCTAAAGTTACTGCTGGTTTAAAAGAAGCCCATAACATGGTTATGGAAAAATATAAAACAAAAGCTAAAAAAGTTATATCTTCAGTAAAAAGTACTTTTAAAAAAGGTAAAGATTACGGAGAGAAAGACTTATTAAATGGAGGAGACAAGTAACATGATGCAAAGATATAAACAGGGGGAACTTGCACCTGATGCACCTAAAAGACCAAATGATCCTATGCAAATAGATCCTAATTCAAAAGTGAATCAAGGAGCTACAAGCGGTGATGGTAATGATGCTAAAGGTAAATCAAAATCAAAAGTAGACCCAGCAATCTTTAGAATGGCTGAAGAAAGAGATTACTAAGCTAAATGGAAGAAGATAAAACTAAAAATGGCGGCTATGAAGCTGAGGGTAATCCTCTTGTCGGTTTTATAAGAAGTAGATTTCAACAAGCTGAAACATCAAAAGTATACGATGAAAAAAGATGGTTAAAGGCTTATAGAAACTATAGAGGGATATACGGACCTGAAATGGCTTTTCGTGAAAACGAAAGGTCTAGAGTTTTTGTTAAAGTAACAAAGACTAAAGTCCTTGCTTCGTTTGGACAAATCATAGAAGTTTTATTTTCACAAGGTAAATTTCCATTAGGTGTAATGCCAACTTCTGTACCAGAAGATATTGCAGAAAGAGCACATCTAAAACAGCAGCAACAACAGCCTCAGCCACAAGAACCTATAAGTCCATATGGTTTTAATGGTGATGGAAGAATGATGCCACCAGGAGCAACTGCTGATGAGTTAATGAAAAATGTTGCACAGGAATACTCTAATTTAGGATTTACTGATGGTCCTGCCCCAGCTGGTGAACCACAAATAGAACCAGCAAGAAAAGCTGCAGAAGCAATGCAAAAATTATTGCATGATCAATTAGAAGAAAGTAGAGCTATCACAATTATGCGTCATGTATTTTTTGAAATGGCATTACTTGGTACAGGAATATTAAAAGGACCTTTTACAGATTTAAAAGAATATAATTCATTTGATAGTGCAGAAGATGATGAAGGTAATGAAATAAATATTAGAGTTAAAAAAGTTAAAACTGTACCATCAATAGAAGCAGTATCGTGTTGGGATTTTTATCCAGATCCAAACGCAACTAATATGAATGATTGTGATTATGTTATTCAAAGACATTCTTACAATAAACAACAGTTTCAAGATTTAATGGATAAACCTATGTTTAATGCTGAAGCAGTGCAAGAGTGTTTAGAGATGGGTCCTAATTATCAAACAAGAGGTTTTGAATCATCTCTTTATGATAGAGAAAATATACAAAGTATTTATAAAAATAGATTTGAAGTTTTAGAATATTGGGGTATAATAGATAAAAAAACTGCAGATGAATGTGGTTTAGAGTACGAAAGCACAGCTGAAGTAATATCTATTAATGCATGGATATGTGGTAATAAAGTTTTAAGAATGGTAGAAAATCCATTTATACCAAATAGAATACCATATTTAGTATGTCCATATGAATTAAACCCTTATCAATTTTTTGGTGTAGGTATTCCTGAGAATATGGAAGACTCACAATTAGTTATGAATGGTCATGCAAGAATGGCTATTGATAACTTAGCACTAGCTGGTAATTTAGTATTTGATGTTGATGAAACAATGCTAGTACCAGGTCAGGATATGAAAGTATTTCCTGGTAAAATATTTAGAAGACAAAGTGGTCAAACAGGACAAGCTATACATGGAGTTAAGTTTCCTAATACAGCTTATGAAAATTTACAAATGTTTGACAAGTTTAGACAGATTGCAGATGAAGCAACTGGTATTCCATCATACTCACATGGAGCAACAGGTGTACAATCTACAACAAGAACTGCATCAGGCATGTCAATGCTTATGGGTGCAGCAGCATTAAGTATTAAAACAGTTATCAAAAATATTGATGACTATTTATTAAAGCCCCTAGGAGAATCATTATTTTATTGGAACATGCAATTTAATGAAGATACTCCACATATCAAAGGTGATCTAGAAATCAAAGCACAAGGAACTTCTTCTCTAATGCAGAAAGAAGTTAGATCTCAAAGATTAATGACATTCATGCAAACTGCATCTAATCCTGCACTTGCACCGTTTGTTAGATGGCATACATGTTTAACTGAAATAGCTAAATCTTTAGATATTGATCCAGATCAATTAATCAATGATCCAGAAAAAGCTGCGATCTATGCACAAATAATGGGGATGGCAAATGGAAATCAAAACAATACAGCCGCTGCTGGAGGACAAAGTGAAATGGGACAGACTGGCCCAGTACCTACAGGAGCTTCGCCAACAGATCCAACAGGAGTTGGAGGTGGCAACATCGGAACAGGTAATGTATCGATGCCAGGGGAAGCTGGCTTTAGTGCGGCAAATACTCAACCTAGAAGAGGCGAACAGACGGAATAAAGAATAATGGTATTACAACTAGTTAGAAATCCAGCAACAGGTGAATACGAATATAAAGATGCAATGGAAACAACTGCACCTAAAATTAATACCACTGATTTTGAAGCGTACGAAAAAAAACAAGAAACGAAATTAGCAGGTGATACTAATATTGGAGAACAAACACAGCAACTTATTAGAGAAACACCTGGAGAGTATACTACAACATTTAATGAGCAAACAGGTCAGTTTGAAACTAAATCACAAGGTAGTGAAATAACTAATATACCTTTTCAAGCACCTACTGGTGTAACACCATCAGGACCTACAGAAACAGCTTTAGATAAAGTTTCAAAAATTACAGCAGCTACACAACCATCAAGTCCAGTAGATTTTCGTGGTGAAATAATGGCAATGCAAGATAAAGCGTTAAAAGCACAAAGAATAAATACATTAATTAAAGGTGGTTTTGATTTAGGTACAGCATATTTAAGATATGGAACTGGTCAGGGAACGGCTATGAATTTTATGCCTACTACACAGTTAACACAAGTAGCAGCTACACCAATTGGTACTAGCACATTAGGTGGGGTTGGTACAGCAGGTGCTATTGGATATGGTGCAGGTAAACTTATAGGTGCAAAAGAAAGTGAAGCAAGAGGTATGGGAGCAGGTGCTGCAATAGGAACAGCAGTTGGTGGACCAATAGGTGGAGTAATTGGTGGAGTAATTGGTGGTGTAGTAGGATGTTTTTTACCTAATACAGAGATCACAATGGCTGATGGATCTAAGAAAAAAATTATAGATATAGAATTAAAAGATAATATTAAAGTTTGTGGAAATGTTTTTGCCACAGCAAAATTTTTAGTAACTAATTTATATGATTATAAAGGAGTTAAAGTTTCAGGTAGTCATATGGTTAATGAAAATAATAAATGGATTAGAGTAGAAGATAGTGACATTGCAAAATCATTAGGTAATGATGAGCATGTTGTATATACGTTAGGCACACAAAATAGAAGAATAGTTATAAATGATATATTATTTACTGACTATTTTGAAATAGATGAAAAAGAAGAATTAGTAAAACAAGGCGATAGTTACTTTGATAATTGGAAGTTACATTCAGATTATTTATCTCAGCAAAATGTATATAAAATAAATGAAAAGCAGACTTTGGAACTTAGATAAAGATTATAATCATTTAGTTAAATGGTGGGCACAATACGATTTTGGTACTGTTCCTAAGCAATGTTTACCTCCTGAAGGTATTATAGTAGAAAATGATAACACACCTATATGTGCTGGAGGTTTATATAGATGTATAAATTCAAACTTTGGTGTAATGGAATGGATTGTTGCTGATAAATTTGCACCATTGAAAGTAACACATAAAGCATTAAATTTATGTATACAAGAACTTTTATTATTAGCTAAAAAATATAAAATAGAATTAGTATATTCAATGACTGCTAATAAATCTTTACATAAAAGATATACAAAATATCATAATATGAAATTAGTTGAAGAACATGTTAAAACTTTTTTAAGTGATTTAAGTGGTAAATATAATAATTTAGAATGGATTACAAGTGAGGAAATATTAAATGGCAATAGATAATATGCAAGGTAAAGTATCTACAACAGGAATGATGAATCAAAAACCATCAGTTCCAAAAGCACCTAACTTAGCTAGTTTAGGTAAAAGAGAAACTGCACCTGCACCAAAACAAACTACGCCACCAGCATCAGCTGGAACAACAAATACTTTAAAAGAACAATTTCCCGAAGCAAGCGAAACAGAATTAATGTTTGCTGAAAGGGCAAAAAGTTTAACCGATGAGGATCAAGCAGCATTACAAGCTGTTTTATCCCCATCTGTTAAAAATGCATTAGGTAAAATTATACCTGAATTTAAACCAGTAATGGATCAATTTGGAAGTAATGAACCTAATGTAGTCTTACCTGTATCTATCGTATCTAATTACGCAAAAAGAAGATATGGTGGAAATGACGATGAAGCACTTGCTGCTTTTATTGAAGATGTATCAGGTCAGATGGAAACACAACAACAAACAAATGTGCCACCTAGTCAACCTACAGAAACTGCAGGTTTAATGACTAGCCCACAAAATATGGAACAAGTTTAGAGCTACCCTTATCCATAAGGCACTCAACCCAAGAGGTAAAAATAATGGAAGAAGAAAAAAAAGTTTCTGAAGAAACTAAAGTTAAAATGCCTAATCCAAATCCTTACAAAAAGGATAGAGGAGAAGATGATGCTGAAGTAGAAGCATTTGCTAAAGGTGAATTAGCTAAGTTTCAAAGGGAACAACAACAAAACAAAGCAGAAGCAGCAACCGAGCAGAAGGACACCGATGCATCTGAAGAGACTGCAGAACCTAAAGATCAAAAGGCTACTCCTATCGCTGAACGCCCTGCAAAAGCTGAAGATCGTGTTTTTAAGAAACGTTATGACGATTTGAAAAAACACTATGATTCTACACTTAATAAACACAAGGAAGAAGTCAGAACCTTGCGTTCTCAATTAGAATCAAGTACTAAACAATTTGTGCCACCTAAGTCAAAAGAAGAATTAGAGGCATGGAGAAAAGAGTACCCTGATGTTTATGATATGGTTGAAACCATAGCTATAAACAAAGCAACTACTCAGACTGCAGAACTTGAGGATAAATATAAAAATCTTCAACTCCAGCAAGAACAAATTGCAAAAGAAAAAGCAGAAGTAGAACTTTTAAAATTGCATCCTGACTTTACTGAAATTAGATCGCAAGATTCATTTCATGAATGGGCTGCAAATCAAGATCCAACTATTCAAGGTTGGTTGTATGAAAATACATCTAATGCTAAGTTAGCTGCTAGGGCTATTGATCTATATAAAATGGACAGTGGTCAAAGTAAACTAACTAAAAAAGAAGAGAAGGATGTTAAAAAAGAAGCTGCTAAAGCAATTTCTAAAACAAGAAAAAGTACTGAGTCCGATATTCCTAAAAAGAAAGTTTGGACAACTAGTGAGATTTCTAAATTGAAACCTCATGAATTTGAGAAACATGAAAAAGACATTGACCTTGCTCGTTTAGAAGGTAGGATTGAACAACGTTAAACAATCTAACTAAACAATAAGGAGAAGCATATGGCTTTTACAAATGCTAGTGGATACAATAACCTTTCTCAAGGTAATTTTACTCCACAAATCTTTAGTCAGAAAGTTCAAAAATTCTTCAGAAGAGCATCAGTGGTAGAGGATATTACTAACACTGATTACGCTGGAGAAATTGAAAACTTTGGTGACACAGTAAAGATAATAAAAGAGCCTACAATCACAGTCAAAGATTATGCTAGAGGTCAAACAGTTGATACACAAATATTAGCTGATGACCAAATAACTATGACAGTTGATCAAGGTTCATACTTTGCTTTTAAAGTAGATGATATTGAAGAAAGACAATCTCATGTTAACTTTGAAGCTCTTGCAACCTCTTCAGGTGCATATTCATTAAAGAAAAACTACGACTATAACGTATTGAAGTTTATATACGACAATGCTACTGATGGTACGGGTACAGGAACTGATTCATCACCAATTGATGGTGACGCAGCTGTAGATACTTTAGCAAATTTAGTATCAACTGCTAAAAAGAACTTGGACAGAAATGATGTGCCAGAAGATAACAGATGGTTAGTTTCATCACCTGAATTCTTTGAACAATTAAGAAAAGCAGGTGCTAAACTTTCTGACCAATCAGTAATGGCTGATGGTGGTTCATCACAAATCAGAAATGGTATGGTCACAGACAGACCATTATTTGGTTTTAACATGTACCAATCAAACGCAATTGCTGTATCTGGTGGATCAGTTGCAGCTAACTCATTTGGCTCTGCTGGAGCAAATGAGCATGTGTTCTTATACGGACATATGTCAGGAGTTGCGACTGTAAATCATATCGCAAAAACAGAATTAATCAGAGACCCTGATTCATTCGCAGACGTTGTCAGAGGACTACACGTATTTGGAAGAAAAATCCTTAGAAGTGAAGCAGTCCAAAGAGGCGTAATAACAATAGGTTAATTAGGAGGATTATAGAATACTATGGCTACATATGACTTAACAGCAGCAGGTGGTACTACTGGACATCCGTCTAATGGTAGAACACCTTACTTAGTTGAAAATACAATTGACGTAGCAGCAATCAATGGTGACTCTGGAGCAGCACAAAATGATGTTCTTAGAGTATTAGACATCCCTGGAGAAACATTAATCATGGAAGCTGGAATCGAGGTAATCACAGCATTATCTTCTTCAGTAACTCTTGATTTAGGTATCACAGGTGGTGACGTTGACAGATACGTTGATGGAGATACTAACGCTACAGGATTCTCTGCACCAACAGCTACAGCTAGAACTATAGTTGCAAGTGCAGATACTTTAGACGTATTAGTACTGGATGCAGCATCATCGGCAGGTAAAATCCGTGTGTTCGCAGTACTTTGTGACGTATCAGGTATTGATGAAACTGACAGAAATACAAGTACTCAGCAAGACACAGCTGTGTAATTTGTATAATTTTAAGGGGGGCTATATGTCCCCCTTATTACACTACCCCTTATAATATATAGGAGATTTATGGCATTATATGATTTAACAAAAAAAACTAGAGCAAGTACAGGACAAAAAGTTACAAGGTTAGGTCCACCTGATAATACTATGAGGGTTATTAGATTAGAACAAAGAATTAATAATCAAGAAGAAAAACTTGATAAAATATTAGAGTTATTACAGAATGGCAACAACCTACTTAACGTTAGCAAATAGTGTACTTAGAGAATTAAACGAAACAGAGTTAACCTCTAGTACGTTTAGTTCAAGTAGAGGTATACAAACTGCAGTAAAAGATTTTATTAATAAGGGTATTCATGATATTTACAATGAAACAGGTGAAATACCTTTATTATATTCTAGAACTACACAAGATTTAACTATAGGAACTAATGAATATACATTTCCTGCTGATTTTAGAAAAGCAGATATGGATTCATTTTCATTAAGACCAAAAGAATTAGTAACTAATGGTGAATTTACATCTAATATAAATAGCTGGACAACTGGAGATGGATCACCATCACATACATCAAGTGGTAATGGTAGATTAAATTTAAATAGTGCAGCAGCTTATCAAGCCATTAACACTACAGTAAATAAAACTTATAGATTACAAGTTAGAGTTTTAAGTCCAAATAGTTCTAGCACTGCATTAATTGTAAGAGTTGGAACATCAGCAGGTGGAACACAAAATTTAAATACAACAAAAGCAGTAACTAATTTTAGAGAAGGTGATATATTACAAACAACATTTACTGCAACAGCACAAACTTCTTATATATACTTAGAAGCATCAGGTGTACAATTAGATGTTGACTATGTTAGAATATCTAGAAGTGATATTGCAACTAGAAAATTATCATACATAACATATGATAGTTATTTACAAAATCATAAACCAACTGATGATACAAATAATGAAGGTAATTATTCTGTGCCATTAAGAGTTTATATTTTGCCAGATCATTCTGCATTTGGAATAAGCCCAAGACCAAATACAAATGAATACACAGTAAGTTTTGATTACTATACAACACACACAGATTTATCTGCTCATGGTGATAATATGAGTTTACCTGATAGATTTAGAACTTTGATTGTAGATAGAGCTAAATACTATACATACATGTTAAGATCAGATCCACAACATGCACAATTAGCTGATAGAGATTTTCAAAGAAAACTTAGATTATTAAAAGTAGATTATGCAACTAAAAACGATTACATGAGAACTGATGTAATTGGTGAAAGTATTGCAACAAACATAGGAGGCAGAGTTAGTTAATGGCTATTAAAAAAGATACAGATAAAGTAATAGAAAAAAAGAATAATATGAGCATTACTGATAATATGAATGGTGAAGTAATGGCAGAAGAAAAGTTAGAAGCTGGAATAAAGTTTAGAGACTTTAAAAATATGCCAGGAAAAACTATAACAGAAAAATTACAAAAAGCTGGTATAAAAAATATTCCAAAAACTTTAACTTTAGAAAAAGCAATACAATTATTAAATAAAAAAAGAGCTAATTAATTAAATGCCAACAACAGATTTAATATCTCCATTTGTTGTAAGTTGTGCGGGTGGTTTAACATTGAACAAAGATGTGTTCTCTATGCAACCAGGTGAAGCATTAATCTTACAAAACTTTGAACCCGATATTAAGGGTGGCTATAGACGTGTTAGTGGTACAGCTTTATATAATAGTACAGTTATACCTGAAGGATCTAGTAATTCTAGTTTAACAGTAGATTGTTCAATAATATTTAATGGGCAAGTAATTGTAGCTAGAGGTGGTGACATACATAGAGGAACTACATCTGGAAGTTGGACAAGTTTAACTACAGGTTTAGGTACATCTACTAGAGCTTATGATTTTGAAAAGTTTAATTTTAATGGAACTGATAAACTTGTTATTGCAACAGGGCACTCAGCTGCACAAATAATTAATAGTAGCTTTGCAGTTGATATTGTAAATGCAACAGGTGGTGGAACAGCTCCATCTAATCCTAAATTTGTAAAAGCATTTCAAAACCATATGTTTTATGCTGGTGCAACTAATTCACAAGAAGTTATATTTAGTGTACCATTTGAAGAGGATAATTTTACAACAGCTAGTGGGGCAGGATCATTTAAAGTTGACTCTACAGTTGTTGGATTAAAAGTATTTAGAAATGAATTAATTATATTTTGTGAAGATAGAATATATAAATTAACAGGAACATCATCTAGTACATTTGCTGTACAAGAAGTTACAAGAAATATTGGATGTAGAGATGGTGGTAGTATTCAAGAGATTGGTGGTGACGTTATATTTTTAGCACCTGATGGATTAAGAACTATTGCAGGTACAGCAAGAATTGGTGACGTTGAACTTGGTTCTATCTCTAGACAAATACAATCTAGAATTGATGAAGTAACCTTAGATAGAATATCATCTGTTGTTATTAGAGGTAAATCACAATATAGATTATTTTATCCAGTAAATGCTACAGGACAATTATCATCAAAAGGAATTATAGGTGTACTAAAAAATAATCCTAACACAGGATCAATAGGATTTGAATACGCAGATATAGTAGGTATTAAACCAGCTTGTACAGATTCAGATTTTATTAGTAATGTTGAGACACAAGTATTTGGTGGATATGATGGTTTTATTTATAAAATGGAAACAGGAAATACTTTTGCAACAGGTTCAACTACAACAACAATACAAGCAGTATATAGATCTCCAGATATGGTAATGGGAGATCCTGGTCTAAGAAAATATATGCAAAGAGTTAATT